CTTTAAATATGGATATATAGCCACCTTTGAGTTCATCTTCGGCAACAACTTTGCCCGCAACTACTGTAAGTGTAACCTGCTTATCTCCAACAACCTGACTGGCTCCTAAAGCAACGTATTCAAAAAGTTCCCCTGCTACAAATTTACACGCATAGTCACATTGTAGAGTTCCAACCGCTTTTGCATATTTAAAGACTCGTCCATCCCAAGTTATCCTACGAGTTCCTAAAAGATAGTTTTGTGTATCGCTTGCTTCATAAGTTTTTTGGAAAACTCCACCCAATTTTAAAATACCATTACATTCCATTAATCCCAGAATTGCCGCTGGAAATGCAGCTTTTCTATAATATTTATCAATACTCATAATAATTAATCTCCTTTCTTTTTAATCTTTTAAGAGGGGGAGATTAAGATTTCTCCCTCTCTGTTGTTTTTCTAAGTTCCTATTCTTTCAGAAACCTTTTTAATCCAATCCTTAAATTCTTGTAAAGTTAAATTACTTTTTGCTGTATTACAAAACTTACAACAGGGAATAACATTATCTATTAAATATCCTTTATTATTATCAATTCGGTCTAATCCGTTATAGATATAACTTCCATTACAATTATGATATTTAGATATATTATTTGGTTTTGTTCCACAGTAATAACAATCCTTTTGAGTTGTTTTAAAGAACTGTTCCTCTGTTAATTCAAAATTATGCCCTCGTTTTTTTGCATCTATTTTGTAATTGCATATTCGTGCTCGCATACTTCCAAGTCCTAAATTTATTCTATTACTTTCACTCGAACGTTCTTTGTTTAAACAACCACAACTTTTAGTATTACCACTTCTTAAATTATGTCCAGAAGCAATTATTTTCTTTCCACAATCACATTTACATAAATGCATCGCTTCTCTCCATTTGCTGTTAGGATAACTTCTTCCAATTACTGTTAATCTCCCAAACCTTTGCCCTGTTAGGTTATTCAGTTTATCCATATCTTTGCCTTTTTATTCTCTTATAATTTTTTCTAATTAAGGGGAAGGATTAAATCCCTCCCCTTAACTTTTCTTATGTTATACAAGCCTTCATAAGATATCCACAATCTACACTTACTAAATTCTCATCACAAATCATTGAGGTCTCGAACCAATCACTATGCTTAGTTTCAATACGAGCCCTACGAGTTGTATTTGCACCCACTTTAAAGGTGTAACCTAAAGAATATTTCTTTATTCCAGGTCTTGGTTCTATATAGGCAAGCATTGCATACTTACCCCAGAGATAAGCATAGACTCCAGTCTGTCCTTCTTTCTTGGTGTTATATCCGGCTTCTCCAACTATTACTCTATCTACTTCAAATAAACTTGCCATAAGTTCAGCGGTAACTAAACCTTTCTGAGTATATTTGATACGTTCGAGAATATCGGGATGGTGTTTTAACACATCATAAACTTGCTTTGATAATAAAAGTGTATTTGGATTTCTGAATATATTGCTATGGATATTTTGTTTCCCAGTTTCAATATCAGCAATAGGATCAGAATTGATATAATCTTCCCACTTTACAGTAATGTTAGCAGTATGAGTCCCAGTTAATCCTGCAACTAGAAGGTCAACATATCTCTTCTCTTGAGCAAGTTCTATAATATCAGTCAGAAATTCCACAGTATCCACCTCAAGATTTAGAGGGGCATCTGCATTATTTCTTTCCCGATCATCAATTAAATCATTTAAAGCATATTCCTTACATTGATAAGTCCCAGTCGTTACCTTCCAATCAACTTGTTTTGATTCGGATTTAGGGGCTCTTAAAGTTTCAGGAATTCTAAATGCATCTTCCTTAGTATTATAAATATAATATAGATCGCTTTCTTTCTGTACCGGTACAACCGGTAATAGTTGCTGACCTACGTAAGCAGCATTTCTATATTGAACCGAAATATTACTTAAAATAGCGTCTGTGTGTACATTTTCCACTTCAGGCATTTGATTTCACTTCCTTTCTTTATTTAATTTATTATGCGCCAGCATAATAACAATGAGTTATGAATACTTCTATGATGTCACTGGTAGCGGTAGCCGCTTCGAGAGCTATTGCTCCGACAAAATCCTTAGCAGTATCAGCTGTTACTCCAGCACCAGTAGCAGATTTTACAATTGCTCCTGCGGCAATTGAAGTACTCGCTACTAATTTACTTGTTCCTAATACTCTTACTCTGGCAGCCTGCCCAATGCCAGGATTATTCTGTAAAATACCAATAGTAACTCCACCAGTTCCACCAAGAAGAACTGTGCCATCAGTGTGAAGTTTAACAAACTTATATTGATGGGTAAGAAGAGTTACCGAACCACAAACAAAAGTTATATCTAAAGCTCCAACAGCTTGAGACATTTAAAATCACTTCCTTTCTTAATTATTTATTATTTCTTTTTTTCTTCGGTAGTCTTCAATACAGCTAAAACCGCTTCTCGATAACTTACGCCTTTATTTTCAGCCATGTATTTCTGGACTTTCTTTTCTTCCGGGGTTAATTTATCTTTGCCTTCTTCCTTTTCCTCTTCGCCCTTGCTTAATTCAGCAAAAATGGAGTCAGAGAAGTTCGGTTGAAGTTCAATAAATTTCACCAGTAATTCTCGCTGTGAAAGTTCGGTTTCTTTGTTATCTACCGTAAACTTGATTTTCTTTTCGTCAGAAGTAGACTCTATAAGAGTCATCAAGACTTCTTTCTGTTTAGGTAGAAACCGCATGTCTTTTTCGGAACAGTGAGCATCGACAAAGGTTTTGATTTCAGCTTCTCTTTTTTCCTTAGAAATTTTACTTATCTGTTCTTCTGCATCTTTTGCTTTCTTTTGTTCAGCTTCAAATTTTACTTTGTATTCTTCAGCCACTTCTTTTTCTTTTCCCAATGCCTCTTTCTCCTTTTCTAATTTCTCAAAATCTTCCACTGCGATAAATTTCTTGTTGTCAAACTCAGTAACTTTAACACCATTAACCATAGTATATTCAACTCCTTTCTTTTTAATTTCGACTTTCTTAGTCGATTTTTTTTCATATATTATTAATTTAGCTTTCTCATCAACATCATATAGAGCAGCAATATCCTTTAAATTAGTTACCGCTGGTAGATCAGCACCCAAAAAAGCTATGGCTGAAAGGACTTTTTTATATATCTTCTTAGTGCTGGGTTCGGTATAGTTAGATATTATCTCGCTGGATATTCTCTTATATGCTCCATTTTTAATTAACTGGTATAAGACTTTGGGCACTTCTTTGATATCAACTAGAATTTTATCTCCTGCTCTCTTCAACTTAGTGATCCACCCGCCAGCAGGTAATCCTGTCCTTTGTAGGAGTTCCTGTTTCTCATCATGGCCTAGTTTTACTTTTGGTTTTAATTCATTTATTATTTCATTAGTATTATTTACGATATCATCAAGGTCTTTATCAGTATATTTATCTCCCTTCCATTCTCCAATACTAAATATCTCAATATCTTTTAACTCATAAGTCTGGGAATAGGCTTCCCATATTGCCAATTCCATAGCAGTTAAGGTACTCTGCTCTGTTTCAATCCAATTCCCTTCTTTATCTTGTTTCCAACCTGCTTTTTTCAATCCCGCATAGGCAGTGGCATTCGCTAAAGCCTCTTGATCATCTCTTCCCTCATATTGCTCCCAGGCATTATTGAATATCTTAATCCAAATTTCCTGAGCTTCTTTAGGCATATCTTTTAATTTCTCCGGTGGATTGCCTGGTTGATATGGCATAATTAATCATCTCCTTTTATTCATTAAATTTCTTTTCCACACACTATACAAAATCTTATACCCCGTTCACCCATATACCAATTTAAGTTTATTTGGTTCGTAGTCCCACAATAAGGACAAAAAATTACTTCAATATCACCATAATAAACAGTGTTCGTTGGATAAACAGTACCTGTAGAACCCATATTAATTATTCCTCCCTTATAAAATCCTTACCCTTCATCGGTAAAGCCCTGGCTTTCAGTTCTGGTTTAATCGGTTCAAATTCTTCATACTTGGTTACCGGGATTAATTGTGAACGACAATTATAATGTAAAGGTGGTGTATATCTGGCTATGTCAGGATCGCCATATATAAATACCTGACCATCAAGAGCCGAGCATATATCGGTAGTCCGTTCATCAATTATGGCCGAAAACATTTCCCCGGCCATTATGTCCTTTACGTCAGGGTCTTCCATCATATCCTGCCTACCCTGATTGTAAGCATCTGAAAAATTAGTCCTGACTATATTCTCAAGATGATGGGGGGTCAATAATTTTCCTTCTTTGGTTTCTATTCCCGGTGTGCCTATAAACTTTTTGAAAAACTGATCTAACAAAAATATAATTTCTGTTGTAGTCGAACCATTCTTCATTCCGGTATATAATATCCCTTTGGCATCCTTTAATATGGCATCCCTTGTTACCCCAGCGATCCAAAAGGCTTTATTTTTTAGATATTGCATTGCCTTTTCAGCGGGCAATCCTACAAACTTATTAATCTTTAGTTCACTTTCTACTTCGCTCATACCATATCTAAATAATTCTTGTAACCAATTCTTGACACAATCTCTAAACTCACCTACATAAGATAATTGTAATTTTTCCACTTCCCGGGCATTCTGGGATTCCATAATCTTAGCCTTTAGAATATCTCTTTTAAGATTATCCTTCTGCCAATTTATAATCTCTATAAGTTCTTCTTTGGCTTTTGCTTCAAAGGTATCTAAATTATTGACTATTCTGGTAAAGTTACATTTCTTTTCATATTGATTAGGCTGCCTTGATAATTTGGCCTGATAATTTTCCTTAAATAATCCACCACTTGGTTTAGGCTGAGGTAAAACTATCCCTTCTTCTTTAGCCGGGATCTTCAAAAATTCTCTGACCCATTCCTCTTCTTGATTAATCAACCCTGCATCAACTAACATCTTGGCAATTTCCGCCTTAGCCTTCTGGTCGTCTTTTATAAGTGACTCAAATTTAAAATAAGGATATTTGGGTTGTGGGAAGTTAAAATCTATCAACCGTTTGATAATCTGTTCTCGGATTATAGTATCTTCAGTTTCTCCACCTAAATAATCGAGAATATAAACAAAGATATCAAAATGGGTTTTAGATAATGCCCAGGAACCTGTTTCCCCGGTATCCATTAAAAGAGTGCCTACCAATAAAGACCTGGCTATCATAGTATTATTAATATTAAAGGCTTCTTTATAACCTGCGTCTCCTCTCCTGGTAGCTTCCATAAGTTCAGCCTCTAACCCTTCAGGCATAACTATTGCAGTATTGGTCTGTATATTTTTTAATATATCTAAATATTCATCTTGTTTAAGTTTCGGAGTCCCGGAAGGATAACGACCAATTATTGTAGGTTGACCATATTTTTCCAAATAAATATTCCAGAATCTTTGAACGATATCATTAGAGAAATAATAGCGGTAGGCTGCCCTAAAATCGGACTCACCATATAAGCTGTCTGCATCGTCATCATTGGGATTATAGGCAAAGAGAATAAATTTATTAACAGGTAAAGGTTTATTGCCTGATTCAATCAAGCCTTTCTCTTCAACATTGCCATGCTCGTCACATTTAAACATATAATTTAAGGCTTTACGGACTTTAATATTGTCAATTCCAATCATTCCCTTAAATTCTCCGCTGGGAAGGATCTTATAATTAATTTCGGCCACAGAATAACCGTCTCTCATGGCATTCCATATCTTAAGTAGGGAACTATCTATATTCCCCTTCATTTCTGAAAAGCAATGCTTTATAAATTCAGCTTGATCTACAGCGTCTTGGTCATCTTCGTCTTCTGGTCTGATATCCCAGGGGGTAGATAATCTAGCATGCTTTTTTAGCATAAAGACAGCCTTAACCTGGCCATCTCGCCTTTGCATAGTCCGATAAATATCTAATCCTTTTTTACCTACTAAATCATCAGGATTATAGACAGGAAGATTATGAATTCCCCAGATGTCAGTACCCGATTTGGACAGTTCGCCCATTTCGGGTTTGCTTAATTTCTTTATAGCAGTTTGATATATTTGTTTTATATTCATATCATCTCCAAAGATTTAATTGGTCTCGGCAGGAGTTATTGCATATCCTGCAAATCTCAAGACTCTTCGTCAGCTGTATGGGTTACGAGAGACTACCCGCTATCTACTCGTCTGCTGAAATAGTTTTTTGGTATACCTCAACTATTTCTTGTC